TGCGTTAAAGACCGATTTCGGCGAATGATTGCCGGAATAATTATTGATCCATGCCTGCATCTGCGCACTGCTTATTTGGCGCAGTGGCAGCGGGTTGAGAACCTCAAACGCATTATTTTGGAGTGCCGTGTACGACCTCAGCGTGGTTGGAGACAGGACGTTCCGCTTAAGGTCGATGTATTTCTGCAAAGCCTTCTCAAACGTCAGCTCCTTGGAACGCTCGTTTTTCTTTTCCCTCGCCAGTGCCTCCTTGATTGCGTCCCTCTCCGTGTCCCTTGTTACGGTTCCAAGCACTATTTTCCTCTTGCCGTTAATCGTCTCGTAGTGGTCAACATATCTGCACTGCCATCTTCCCGACTTCGTTCTTGTAGCCTTCATGCCGTACCGCCTCTATCTGATCGGCGTCTCCCTCGCCAAAATCATCCATGATTATGTGCTCCAGCTCGTGCCGGTAGCACTCCCTCTGTTGGTCACTGGAAGCCTTCGCATTGATTACGATCGTGCAAAATCCGTCAGCTTCCATCTTGGTGAATCCGTTAATCCGTTCCGGCAAGTCTGTCAAAATCACCTTGTACTCCATGCCATAACCCTCCTGTCCGTAATTACTGGCTACGGGCAAGAGGGTAACATAACGGACGTGCAAAAATATGAACATCACTTCGAAGCACGTTCGATCATTTCCTTAATAAACCCGATGTCTTCCGGGCGGACTTTCTGAGACGCCTGGAACAGCACTTTATACTGCGGATTGTCATGCAGGAACCGAGCGGCCTCCTTTGCCTCCTCGTCGAAGAAGTAGGACGGGGCGTCCTCTGGGAGTGGTTCGCGGCCTGTCGTTATGTATTCGAGTGTAACTCCAAAGTAATCCGCTATTTTCTGCAGTTTCTCTGCTTTCGGTGTATATCTCCCCTTTTTCCAAGAAGTAAGGGTCGCGGTGGTTATGCCGGTCGCTTTTGATACGGAATAGGGCGTAATTCCACGGCTATTACACAGCTTTTCAAATGTTTCGTATCCCATGTCTACCTCCAAAAATAACTTTGAAAACTTTGGTATTTCTTGTTGACACAGAAAGTTAGCTATGCTATAGTCTTAAATAGCTTAGAAAACAAAGGCAATAGCATAGAAAAATTCTTGTCTAAGGTGGTACTTAGATTATATAAGATTTCTTAGTTATTGTCAACACAGCACAGATATCTAAGGAGGTGTGAACGTGTACGAGAAATTTGTGGCCCTGTTGGAAGAGCACCACAAAACGGCGTACGAGGTGGCAAAGGAGACGGGTATTTCTACAGCAACGCTGACAGCTTGGAAGCAGGGGAAATACACTCCGAAACTCGACAAGATCATTAAGATCGCGGAGTACTTCGGCGTAGATCTGAATTACTTCGTAAGATAGGAGGCTCCAGATGCCGCGCTCATTACTGAAAGACCCAGACGTTGAGGCTTCAACCCGAATCTTTGGAAATCGTATCCATCCGGTCAGCCTCTCGGCGGTCAGCAAGAAGACAGGGATCCCACGGAGTACGCTTTCGAACTGGAAGCGGAGACCGACAGCAATGCCGCTCAGCGGATTTGCAAAGCTGGTCAGCTCCGTAGGGATTCCGGACGAACAGGTACTGTCAATCATTAAAAGCATGAAATAGGAGGTGTTAGGAAATGCTGACAATTGAATCAATGGAAGAAGTGGAACTCGACAACAAGCAGAACATCTGCGACCTGCTCCTTCCGGCACTGCAGGCCACAAGACAGCTTTATGACCTTGTAAGCCTTGAGTATCATCCGGAGCGGGACGGCTACGTCGTGGCACGTTTCAAGAACGGTTCCAGCAAGTTTGTGAACGTGGCGTGTGATTCCGGCATCGCAATGGTTCGGGACATCTGCAGAGAAATCGGGAGGTAAACATGAGCAACAGAACACGAAACGCTCTGATCAAGACAACCGCCGTACTGGCACTGATAATCGTTTTCGGCTCGTTCTACTTACTCCATACCGAATACTGGAAACCGGCAATCGGATTCCTGATCTTCGGAGCAGGGTGGCTCGTAGCATGGTTCGAAGCGAATGACGAAAGAATCCTTGAGTTCTTGGTCGGAGAAAAGAAAAAGGACCCGTCGCTGGCACGACATTGGGCCCAATCCCTATACAAATCCAGTCTATCACACATCCGGAGGGCTTTGCAATGGTTCGTCTCTTAAAGATTACTACTGGAATGATCGAAATGTGGCGCGATCGCGTCCAGATCGGAGACGAACTCCGCTGTAAACGCTTCAAGGACCTCTACAGCCGGTCCGACGTTGAGGTCAACGATACGTGCATCGTTCTCCGTAAATTCCCACACTTCGCAATGACAACCCTTGGAGACTTCGCATGGACCGATCTCTATTTCGCCAATCGAAGGAGGTACTACAGTGTCGAGACATCGTTATTACAGGATTAAGTGCCGGAAGATCTATCCGGAGTGCTGTTACTGCGGCGAACCGATCGAGGACATGACCTGCCGCTGCATCGATCCCGATTTCGAGTGGGAGACCTGTATGCACGAAAAATGCTTCAAGGCACAAAAGGCAGCCATTAAGGCGGAGCCGGTCAAGGACATGCTCGACGATTTCAGCCGGACCATCACTACACCCTCGCAGGAGGGGGACGAAATTCCAGAAGTTCCCGAATGGAACTATTTCCCAGGACTCAGAGAAGATTTAGACGAATTACATATTTAAGGAGGAGAAACATGGCATATCCAGTCCTAATTATCGGCCGGAGCGGCTCCGGCAAGACTTACTCACTCAAAAACTTCAAAGCTGACGAAATCGGCGTTATTTCCGTAGAGAAGGGGCGGCTGCCATTCAAATCGGACATCAAGACCGTGAAGGTTCCTAAGGATCCGACAAAGGGAGAAGCCCGAGATGCTGCACAAGTCAACGCGGCGAAGTACGCATGGATCATGAAGACGATCCAGTCCGCAAAGGTCAATTCCATCGCGATCGATGATTCCCAGTACTTATTAGTTAATGAACTTTTCGACCGGACGTATGAGAAGGGCTACGACAAGTTCACGAGCATGGCTCAGAAGTTCCGCGACCTCATCCACTTCGTCAACGAGCTGGAAGACGATAACAAGATTGTTTATTTTCTCCACCACTCGGAACAGGATACCGACGGGCGGGAAAAGGTAAAGACAATCGGGAAGATGCTTGACGAAAAGCTGACTGTGGAAGGGTGCTTTGACATCGTGCTTTATTGTCAGGATCACAAATTCTTTACACAGTCAAACGGAGTCAGCACGGCGAAGTCGCCGGAAGGAATGTTCGATTTGGAGATCCCGAACGATCTGAAGGCAGTAGATGCGGCAATTAGAGAATATTACAACATGGAGGTTAAATAATGAGCAGTACGGGCTTTAGAGAAATTAAAGCGGAAATCATAAAATCTGCAAATATGGGGAGGGTGGACAAATCAGCCACCTGCATGTATCGAAGGAACGGAAAACGCTATTGCGCGATAACATCGCATGAAAAATGCGGGCGTTGCAAATTTTACGAGCCAAGTCTTACAGCGGTATATGATGCAACGCTTGAAATGGTTCACAAAAGCAGGGCATATGTTGACGCTGTAAACAGCGAAATTAAAACACTGAATGGTATATCAAAGAGCCTTCGCGATAGCGGTTTTAAATACATGCCCGAAAGAATAAACAGAAGCATTAATGCTATGGAGGTTAAATAATGGCACTTCCCAAATACGACAAATCAAAAAGACGCAAAACATTCGAACAGCTTCCGAAGGGAGCCTACGTGATCAGGATCCGCGGAGCGAAAGAAGAGCAGAACCGCTCCGGCTCCGGCACACACATCACGATTGCCTTCGATATTGCGGAAGGCGAGTACAAGGGCATCTATGAGGCTCAGTTCCAGAATGATACCAGTGAAGATAAGAAGTGGCCGCGTGACGCGATGTTCTACCTCACCGTTCCAGAAGACAACTCCCCGCAGTACGTCTGCGATAACTGGAACACATTTTTCGCCGACCTTGAGGACTCCAACAACGGCTTTGTCTTCGCCGGCGAACTGAAGCAGCTGAAGGACAAGCTGATCGGCGGGAAGTTCCACATCGAGCAGACCGAATGGAACGGCAGAGTCTACGACCACACCCGACTCCGTTGGACATGCGTGGCAGATGACGTCCGGAACGATAAGGCCGGCAAGCTTCCGGCGGATAAGCTGGTCGCCGCTCCAAAGCAGCCCACCTCAATCGGCTCCAATGACTTCGTAACCATCCCCGATGACGCGGATGAAGAAGTCCCGTTCTGATCATGGACCATTTTGAGATAGAAGAGGTCCTCGAAACGTTCCGGATCGTAGTCGATACCCGCGAACAGAATACTCCGAAGGCATCCGAAAGGTATAAGTCCTTCGGAGTTCCAATCGAACGGGCAACGATGAAATACTGCGACTACTGCGCTCAGATCAGCCTTCCGGACGGCCCTCTCCACGACACTTCCAAAGCAATCAGCGCACCGTGCTGCATAGAACGGAAGATGTCTCTTGACGAACTGGCGACCTGCTTCACAAGAGGCAGGGACCGGTTCCGGAGGGAGTTTGAGAGGGCAGCCGCTGCCGGATCCAAAGTATTCCTGCTTGTGGAAAACGGAAGCTGGGAGGCGATCATGAGGCACCGGTACCGGAGCAAGTTCAATCCGGAAGCGTTCAAGGCCTCGCTGGTGGCATGGTCCATACGCTATGACATGACGCCGGTCTTCTGTAAGTCGGAGAGCTCCGGAGAGCTGATCAGAGAAATCCTATATCGTGACATGAAAGAGAGGTTAGAACGCGGTGAGTACGGATAAGGGCTTCATAAAGGTATATCGTGACATCCGTGACCACTGGATTTGGAGCGAAAAGCCATTTGACCGAGCACACGCATGGATTGATTTGTTGATGCTCGCCAACCATGAGAAAAAGGTCATTATGTTCGACGGCTTTCCAATAACAGTGAAGCGCGGACAGCACATGACAAGTCTCAGCATCCTGGCGGAGCGATGGGGATGGAGTCGGTTCAAAACAAAGCGATTCTTAGACGCTCTGAAATCGCAACAGATGATTGACAAAGAGCGCAACAGTCGCGGAACACTTCTAACCATTGTAAATTATGGGGATTATCAGGGTTCGCGCAACAGCAAGCGCAACACTGAAAAAACGGAGACCGACATTAGAAAAAACGCTGACCAACACAAACAATACATTATAGAAGAAGCTAAGAAGAAAGAAGAAGAAGAACTCGCAATTTTTCTTTCTGACGAAGAAAAGGACCGGCTGTACCCGGCTTCGGAAGGGTGGGAGTAAGAGATGGGGATTTACAAATTTAACCCGGATGATGCATATCGCTTTGCGCGGGAACAAGGAATAAGAACAAGAGTCCGCGGAGATGAACTGCACTTTTCGGAATGCCCGTTCTGCCGGATGAAGACAGACGATAAGAACACTTTTGCCATTAACTTGGAAACAGGGCAGTACAAATGCCTCAGAGCCTCATGCGGAGCGCAGGGCAACATGATCACCCTCTCGCAGGTGTTCGGGTTTTCTCTTGGAAGGGATACGGACGAGTATTACTCCCGCCGGAAGAGGTACAGGAACATTGCGGACTACCCGAGACCGGTCGTGAAGGCTCCGGCGGTGGAGTATCTGGAAGGGCGTGGGATTTCCAAGGCGATTGCGGAAAAGTATTCCATCACTACCAGAGAGGACAACGATAAGGTTCTCGCGTTCCCGTTTTATGACGAAAATGGGACACTGCAGTTCGTGAAGTACCGCAAGACGGACTTCGACAAAACCAAGGACAAGAACAAAGAGTGGTGCATGAGGGACTGCAAACCGATTCTCTTTGGAATGGACAAATGCAATCCGGAGAACAAGACTCTGGTTCTTACGGAAGGTCAGATCGACAGCCTGTCCGTTGCGGAAGCCGGCATCGAGAACGCCGTCAGTGTTCCGACAGGGGCAAAGGGATTTACCTGGATTCCGTACTGTTGGGATTTTCTTGGAAAGTTCGACACGCTGATCGTGTTCGGAGACCATGAGAAGGGCAAGATCACTTTGCTGGAAGACATGCGGCAGAAGTTCCACGGCACGGTGAAACACGTAAGACCCGAAGACTACATGGACTGCAAGGACGCAAATGAGATCCTGCAGAAGTACGGAAGGGATGCAGTACGGAAGGCTGTGGAAAACGCCGTGCCGGTAGCGGTGCCGCGGATCAAGAAGCTTGCGGACGTCACTCGCCGGAATATTTCGGAAATGGAGTGTATCGACACCGGATTCAAGCAGCTGAACAGGATCCTCGGAGGCTTCTACCTCGGGCAGCTTGTTTTGATCACTGGAGAGCGCGGTCTGGGTAAGTCCACACTGGCGTCACAGTTCGCCGCACACGCAGTCAGAGACAAGCAGCCGGTGTTCTTCTATTCGGGGGAGCTGATGGACTGGTATTTTCAAGGGTGGTTCGACAGGCAGGTTGCCGGCCCGAATAATGTGACCAAGATTGTCAGCAAGTTCGGCTACGAAGACTACATCGTCAACGTTGAAGCAGCGGAAGATATTAGGAAATGGTACGAGGAATATGTTTACCTCTACGACAATACCGCAGTTTCCGAGGAAGAATCCGATTCGCTTACTGGAACTATTGAAAAGGCAATCAAGCAGTACGCTTGTCGAGTGGTAGTCATTGACAACCTCATGACCGCAATGGATGACGACATCCGGAGCGACCTCTACCGGCAACAGGCTGCGTTCGTCAAGGCACTCGCCGGAATGGCGAAGGACTACAACGTCCTGATCTTCTTGGTAGTGCACCCTCGCAAGCGCAATAACGGAGAGTTCAGCAACGATGACGTTTCCGGCTCCAGCAACATCACGAACCTCGCCGATGTGGTCCTCAACTACGACAACCAGCGCGTGGATCCAAAGGAACCTGATCCGGACCCTGCCGACCGTGTACTCCAAGTGACCAAAAACAGGCTCTCCGGAAGGCTCAAACAGGACGGAATCAAATTATGGTTCGATGAGAAGAGCAAACGCATCTCGGAGAACAAAGGCCGGTTCGGCTGGGAGTTCGGCTGGGAGAAGCATGAATTTACATCAGCTGACGATGACGAAATACCATTTTAAGGATTGGAACTATGGATAAGCTAATGAACGCGCATCAGTTTACGAACGATGTCTGGAAGTTTTATAAACAGTTCGCAAACGTGAACAATATCAACACTGACGAATATTGGGAGGCTGTTGTGGCTTCCGGCACGGAACTGGATGCGAAATACGGAACTAACAAACACATGCATGAGATTATCCTCGATGTACTCGAGGCACTGGAAGGAGAGGCAAATGGTGAAGGTCAGAGTAATCATCAAGCGGCCGGAT